TAAACTATAAGTACGTCGCTGTCAACGGAAAACTGCGTTCGGCCGCCGTCATCGTTGACGCGGCGAACGTCCAAGCGGCCACGAAACTTGCCACGCCAAAAATCAAGGAGGAACACGATCGCTTCCAGATAACCTCCGTCAAACAGTGGACGCTGTAAAAAAAAGGGGGAGCCGAAAGGCTCCCCCGTTCTTGCGCTCCCCGAAGGGAGCGCATGCACAAAACATTCAAATCAGGCCGCAGGCCAAAATCACTCCAATGTCACGCGCCTAGCGCGTGCTCACACGACAAATCAGGGTAAACCCCTCGTCGTGCCAAACCTCTTCAATCTTCCCTAACTCAATCCCCATCTACTCAAATCATTCGAGGCGGATCTCGAGACGGGGTCACCCGGCTCCAAGGGGCGTCAGCCGTCCGTAGCGTAGCGTAGGGCGGCTTTCGCCCTGCCGGAGCCGTCCCCCCGTCCCCCCGTCCGCCTCTTCCCTCCCCTCCTCAGGAGGGGTGTTAGGGGGACCAGCGGCGTCCAGCCGCGTAGGTCCCCCTAACGAGCACAGTTCCCTACTTGATGTAACTGTGCTGACTGACACCGTCAGTCTCCCCCACCGATCACTTCGGGGGGGGTGCCGGCGGTGCCGGCGGGGGGGGGTGTCTCGGGCTTCGGTCGACGAGCTCCGAGACCTAACTCAATCAACTTATCCGCGTTCTTCTCATCCTGCATAAACACAAGAAACTCATACGGACTGTTGGAAAACTCCTTCCGTACCTTCGCGGGTAACTCCATAAACATCTTCTGCGCGTCAATCTGAATATTGAGCGCTTCTTGCAAACTCACGGGCGAAAAGTTCCCATAACTCGCTCCGTGCTTCGCTAAATGTGTAACCGTTCCGGTCTTAATAAACTTCATCATTACGCGGTTAATGTCGCACTCATTCTTTGAACTCTGCTTCGTGCGACCTCCTCCGCATGTAATGCTCACTCGGGGACCCCTCGTCATTGCGTTTCTTACTTCCATAAAACCTCCAATTAAAAGCCGCCGGCACTGCGGAATCTCTGATTCGCCGGCCTATTCCGGTTAACTCTCTCTCGTCGCGATTCTGCTGCACGTTGCACGGCACTCGGCAACGCCGCCTCGGGATCTCGCGACCTCATCGGCCGCGCTCCCTGTCTCGCGCTGCTATCCGTAAACCAACGCGCAACATCTTCAGCGGTCTTCGCTGCCCCTCGCACACTGTCATCGACCATGGCGAGGGCGCTGCTTCCTGCATCACGAAGAAAATCTAAACTCGCACCAATCGAGGGGCTATTCCTACTCATCCATTCCCGCACATCGCTGGCAATCGTACCGATGGCGTCCGCAACCGGTAACGCCGCCTCCTGTAAACGCGTACGGGAATCAATATTCCGAATGTCGGCCATACCTCGCATCATCTCCACGCCCATCTGCATCTGCTGCAGCTTGATGGTGCGTAACTGTGCCGCACTCGTCGGAATCTGCGAAATCCTTTCGCCTGCCTCACTTAACTCATTCTGCACGGGCGCCGAGGCTCCTGCCGGCGTACTACTTCCTGCCCCTCCCGTGCCGCTCAAAATCGGGTTCAAACCCGCCGCGCGTAAATCCGCAACTTCACGTTGATGAGCTGTGCTACTCATGCGTTCCTGAAACGCCATTTGTTCGCGCGCGATCTTCTTTGCCTCCTTATTCTGCTTCATTGCACCAACGGCCGAGCTGGCCGCACCTATCGCACCCGCCACAACTAACGGCGCAACCATTAGAAGTGATCCATCATGCCCGGAACGCCAAACATTGGCATGGGGCGCGCACATCTGAACGAAAAGTACGAATCAAACAAAAAATGCGGCTCCGAAGGCACCGCAATAACCCTGTCCAACGGCGGATTATCCTGGATAAACGCATCATCCAATGCCGGCAACGTTGCGAAATCCTGCGCCAAATGCCACGCATCCAACGGAACGGCCGACTGGCTCCTAAACCTCCCTGTCACCAAACTCGGCTTATACCTATATTCTGCGTAGCGTTCCTGGTACCCAAAAACCTCGTCATCTGCTGCAGTACCCTGCGCAAAGATCTCCTTATTCAACACGGCTTGCTCGCCAATGTGCGACAGCGCTGGCCAATAAAAATCGTACCGCGTCTGCCGGCTCCACATCCGATTTAAACCCTGCTGGTAAGTCAAATCTGCGCGGACGGCTACCATTCCGATTACAATGGAATGCTCCGTGAAACTCTTCGTAAAACCATGGCCGTGCAAACTTGCCGTACCAATACCGCTCAAACTTCCCTGCGGCGTCGGCGTATATCCCGTCGCCGGCTCCGAAGCCGTCCCTGACGTCTGCGCAACAGGCGAAATGTTGACCATGGAGCTTCCACCGCCCAAATACTCGGGCCTTTGTAACCTCGCGTCTGGCGACGCCAAAATGGGCCCGGACAATCTCCGTGTAACGCGTACCGCCTCGCGCATCACGCTCCAACAATCTCTGAACCTGAAACGCCTGTCGCAACTGATTAATCGTGGCGCTCGTCGCGCTCGACAAATCTACCTGCAAGTGCGGCTCGTTCCACTGAACAAACGCGCTCGGCGTAATACCCGCACCTTCCAACGAGACTTCGTTACTTCCGTCTGCCTCTACAAAGGCTTGCATCGCTCGCGGCGTCGGGTCTGCCGCCGTCTTGAAATTCGGCGACGCTCCCAAACTGTCCGGTATTACCGGCGCACTCTGTCCTATCGGTATATCAACCGCGTCTCCCTTCTGCGGCCACGGCAAACAGCTCGTAAAATAATCGTGCCGCTTACCGCGAACCGCTAAACCGCCGTAAACACCGTCCGGGCCGTCGTCGGTCGTAATCGCTGCGCGGTCCTGCAAATTCTGGTCTCTGAACCATTCGTTCCAAACTAACCAATACGCTCGAAACGGCAATGCCGAAACTTCCAAACCGGGAATACCGGTCGGTATCCCGAAATAATCGCCAAGCGAATCCTCCGCGTAACCTGTCGGCGGTAACGCCGTCGTCGGAACGAGAAAATCAATGGAATCGTCCGGATTCGGCCTCTCTCCCATAAAACGTTGGAAATTGTCCCAAACCAAACGCAACGGGATCGCGAAAAAGAACGTCTCCATAAACATATTG